AATCTAAAAACTGGGTTTTAAACGGCGTTAATAATAGTTTCTATCAATACATTATAGATAGGTTTAACGGAAGCGTAACAAACCATTCTATTATAACAGCATATACACATTTAATTTACGGACAAGGCTTATTTGCAAAAAACGCAAGTAGCAAGCCAACGGAATGGGCGAATTTCAAAACCATATTAAATAGCAAAGACTTACGCAAAATAGTTAGTGACTTTCAACTATTCGGTGAGGCTAGTGTGCAAGTTATTAAATCAAAAGACCGCAAAAAAGTAACGGGTATATTTCATCTGCCTAAGCAGTATGTAGTGCCTAGTTTGGAAAATGAGGAGGGCGAAATAGAACACTATTTTTATAATAAAGATTGGAGTAAACCAAAATTAGCTGAACAGTTTAGTGCGTTTGGTACTTCTAACGATGAGTCGGAAATATACTGCATAAAACCTTACTCAGCGGGTAAAAATTACTTTTCAGATCCAAGTTACCTGCCAGCCTTGCAATTTGCAAACATAGAGGAGGAAATTAGCAACTTTTATAATAACTTTTTACTTAACGGATTAAGCGCTGGTTACCTTATAAACGTGCCAGACGGTCAAACGTTAACGGCAGAAGAAAAAGACAGTTTCGAGCGTCAAATAAAAGCTAAATTAACGGGTTCGCCTAACGCTGGTAAATTTGTTTTAAACTTTGCTAGTAAAGATTCGGAAATTACTATAACAGCATTTCCTGTTAACGAATCTATGCATAAGCAATGGGAGTTTTTAAGCAATGAAGCAAGGCAGCAAATAATGACGGGGCATTTTTTAACATCTCCAATGTTAGCGGGAATTAAAGATAATACGGGTTTAGGCAACAACGCTAACGAACTTGACGAAGCAGAAGCACAGCTTTTAAAGCGTGTTATTGCGCCAAAACAATTTCCGATTATAGAAGCTATCGATGAGATTATTTCTTTTAATAATATGGCATTTGATTTTTACTTTAAGCCTCTTTCAGAGGTGCAAGATACACTAATGCCAACTCAACTAAGTGAAGAAAAAAAAAAGTCAACACTAGATGAGATTTTAGATAGTTTAGACAGCGATTTAGATGGATATGATTTAGTTGATAGTAGGAAGGTTGAGTATGAAGATGAAGAAGAATTAGACACTATTATCGCTGGTCATAATATACAATTTGCAAGTACGGGAACGGCAAACCCTAACGCAAAAGATACAACTACAAACCCAACGCAAGACGGCAAACTATTTAAGAGCCGTTACAGATATAGCACGGGTTTAAACGCTAATAGCAGAGAGTTTTGCAGTAAAATGGTAGGAGCAAATAAACTATATCGCAAGCAAGACATAGACCGAATGAGTAAATCGTCTGTTAATGCGGGTTGGGGAGCAAAAGGTGCTAATAATTACGATATTTGGCTTTATAAAGGTGGTGGAGATTGCCATCATTTTTGGATTCGGGAAACTTATAGGCTAAAATCAGACGTAAATAGTCCTTTAGCAGAAAAAATAACACCATCACAAGCAAGAAAAGAGGGCGAAATATTACCAGCAAATGATAAATTAGTTTATACCGCGCCAAAAGATATGCCTTTCAATGGATTTTTACCATCAAACAAAAGATTTAATTAGAAATTATGCCTATAACACTATTAATAAGACCGTCAGAAATTACAGAATTTACGCCTTTAGGCGGTAATATTGACGTTGACAAGATAAAACCCGTAATTTTAGATGTGCAAATTTCTGTAATTGAGCCTTTACTAGGAACGCCTTTATACAATAGACTATTAACAGACTTCACAAACAACAATTTAGCGGGTGATTACCTTGTTTTATACGAAGATTATCTTAAACCTATACTTAGACATCAAATCTTTGCTGAATACGTTGAAATCGCAAGTTATAGCGTTGATAACGGGGGCATATTTAAGCACCAACCAAGTGATAGCCAAATAGTAGATAAAAGCGAGGTACAATATTTAGCTCAAACGCAAAGAACTAAAGCGCAAATGTATCTAGCAAGAGCGCAAAAGTTTCTTATTTATAAGAATATACCAGAGTATTTGCAATATATTGACTTAGATAACAAAGTAGATAAAATTAAACTAACGGGAGGTTGGCTAATGAGCGGCACGAGAAATCAAGATATAAGACGCGACAGACTAGACAGAAGATTTTACGATGAAAGAAATTACTAACGGACGAAATAAGCAATGCAAAAATGCAGTTGGCGGTGTTAAGTCTGTTTATTTAGCGCCTTACAAAAAAGTAACTCGTTCAAATATAACTTACAACGGTGTAGAATTAACTGGTTTTCCGCAAACGTTTATTTATAAGTTTGAGATGCTTGGCGCAAGTACTTTCTCGCAATCGCAACAAATTACGGACGGTGGTAAGTCTTATAATCAAAGTTTATCTTTGAATTTTAGTAAAATAAGTGCTTTTGACAATGTTAATTTTAGCAAGCTACTTAAAAAAGATTATTTTATAGTAGTTGAAGATTATAACAATAACTTTTTTTTAATGGGTTTTAGAAACGGAGTGGAAAGTGAAAATTTAACAATAAGCACAAACCAAACTTATAACATTTCATTTAGTGGGCAAGAAGAAAATATTGCACCTTTTTGTAATAATTTAATAAACACTAGTTTGATAATTTTTGACGGATTTAACTATATTTTTAACGATAGTACAAACTATATTTTTCAAAACGATAACAATTATATTTTTCAATAGATGGCTTTAGTAGATAAAAAATTAACCGAACTAACAGAGATTTTAAGCGTACCTGACAACGCATTTATACACGTTGTTGACCCTAACGATGTTTCACAAAGTCCTCAAGGCTCTAGCTACAAGGCTAAAAAGTCAACTATTGGCGGTGCGGTTAAGGCACAAGTTACAGTAAGTGGAACTGTTAAGACAAATATAAACAATGCAGACCCTATTGTATATTTAAAAGGTTCGGTTGATGCTTTGTTGGCTGATAAACAAGATACTTTAGTAAACGGCATTAACATAGCTAGTATTAACAGTCAAAACTTGTTAAATGGTGGTAACATTGAAATAGAAACAAACATAAGTTTATTAGTAACTAACGACGCAACAACAAACAGAGTGCTATCTATTTTAGACGCGAATACTTTTATTGTTTTTTCAGGAGGCAATACAAATTTAACAATTCCTTTAAATGCAAATGTAGGTTTTGAAATAGGCACAAAAATAGAGGCTTTTATTAATGGGGTTTTGAGGTTAAATGTTTTAGCAACGTCAGGCGTAACTATTATATCACCTAATGGGTTAATCGCAATTAATCAGAGTACTTTATTACTTACAAAAATTGCAATTAATACTTGGTATGTTAATATAATACCTAAATTATTTTTAATAGCAAATGGAGGACTTAATTATTCAGCACAATTACAAAATTTAAATGCTAATTATTTAATTCCTTTTGTTTTAGAATGTGCTAACCTTTTTGGAGATGGAGGTGGTATCACCGCGATAAGAGCAATAATTGGAGGCGGAGTTAATAACCGTTGGGAATCTAACGTAAGATTAAGATTAGCCGCTGGTTTAACACCAGTTAACGCACAAGACTTAACGCCTAAATCCTACGTAGACGCAATACCAAACCCAACTCTAAACGTTTTACCTAAAAAGGGAGCGAGTGGCTTTGTAGATAGTGCGATTAGTGAAGATGCAACAAATGTTTTAAGCGCAAAAGTATTAAGATTAGCGGCGGGTTTAACAGCAGTTAACGAACAAGATTTAACAACTTTAGGACAAGTCAACACGGCTTTGAATTTAAAGAATGCTTTAATTTCACATTTAGAATTTAACAATACCGATTTAACGGTTTGGAATAACGGTAAGGGGAATATATCAAGTAATACATCATTTGGCGATGGTGCTTTACTTTCGAACACGACAGGGGGTAATAACACAGCAAACGGTGTAAGTGCTTTGCGCTTAAACACCACAGGGAGTAATAATACCTCAAATGGTTTATCTGCTTTACTTTTAAACACGACAGGAGGTTTTAACACGGCAAATGGTGTAAGTGCTTTACAATCCAATACGACAGGGGTTAGAAATACCGCAAATGGTGTATCTGCTTTATTCTCCAACACAACAGGGATTAATAATGTCGCAAGTGGTTTAAATTCAGGTCGATTTATATCGGACGGCTTAACAGCTAATACTAATTCTGACAGGTGTTTGTTTCTTGGCAACGAAACTAAAGCGTTAGCTGATAATCAATCTAATCAAATTGTAATCGGAGATAGTGCAATTGGAGCTGGAAGTAACACTGCTACTTTAGGAAACACAAGTATAACTAAAACAGTTTTAAGAGGTAATGTAGAAACTAATGGGTTATTAAAACTAGGTCAATTTACAACTGCAACCGAACCAGCATATTTTAAAGGAGCATCATTTTTCAACACGACTTTAAATAAGTCAAAGATTGGCGGAGAAACAATATACGAAACGCAAATAACAGGAACGGGAACAACAAACAAACTAGCTAAATTTACAGATAGTGGAGCGGTGGTTAATAGTATTATTACTGAATTAGCAAATGGTAATGTAGGCTTTGGCGTAAATAATCCTTTAACAGGTATTCATATTGAAGGAAATGGTAACAATGCAACTTTTACAATGCGAGATTTAGCAATCACAAACGCTTTGTCAAATTCTTTTAGAATATTTGCCGCATCTCAAAACAAATATGCGTTTGGAGTAGGTAGTGTTACCTCTTTTCCAAACAATATAGTAATTGACGGATTTAATAAGTTTATAGGGTTAAATACAACTACTCCCACAGAAGTACTAGATGTATTAGGTAGCATCAAAATTTCAAACTTACTAAAACTAGGTCAATTCACAACAGCAACCGAACCCGCTTATGTTAAAGGAGCATCATTTTTTAACACGACTTTAAATAAAATGCGAATTGGTGGCGAAACAGCATACGAAACAGTAACAAGTTCATAATTAATAATTAAATAAATAATAACAAAATGGCAGTATTTACAGAAGAAAGAACACCAAACGAGTTTTTAGTAAGATGGAATAACGAGGGAGTAATTCAAGGCGCACACGTAGGTTGGTTAGATACGGTATTGAAAGATGGCGTAATACTTAGCCAAACAGAAACTAATGTAGAGAGCGTTGCGATAGGCTTAACGGAAGGTTTTCCTTTAACCGATATACTAACACAATTGCAAGTAGATTGTGTCTTAGAGCGCGAAACTTTGCTTTTAGAAATTGAAACTTTAAAAGCAGAAATTGCAGAGTTGAAAAAATAAATGTTAATTTTTAATTTAGTATTGTTTTAATTACATACATTTGTAAAAACTTAAAACATTTATTATGAAAAAATTAATCGCATTATCGTTATTTTCTTTTATCTCTTACGCTCAAAATGACCATTACGGAATGGAGCAATATGTAAGTATAACAACCGACGTAATAAACGCAACTATTGGAAGTAGTGCAACAAACAACAAACCCGAATTAGACTTAACATTTAGAGCGGGAGTAATTTCAAATGAAAATTTAACTATTGGAATACTTTACGAGAATTTCAATAGTTTAGATTTTAGAAAATACGCTTTTGAAATAGGGCAAAGAATAGGCAAAGGTAGGTTACAATTTACGCCAACTATCGAAGCGGGTTGGATTGAGAGATTTAAATTAAATCACTGGACGGTAGGAGCAAATTTACACACCGTTTATTATTTAAATGATAATTTCGGGGTATTAGTAACTAGCAACGTAAGTT